TATGGAAATCTTACATTTGATCTTACTCCGTTTTGTCTCATATTTTTCTCCTAGTTATTTTCCTTTTATCAGATGTGTTGCTTTAAGTCCATAGACTGATGCAATTACTCCAACAAAAATTGTTTGATACCATAAAGGTAAATTTCCAAAGTGCATAAAGAATAACTCCATTTTTTCCATATGTACAGGATTATCTGACCACACTGACCAACCTAACATTACGATAGGCACCGATAATAAAATTAAAATGAACTCGTCTTTCCAGTCAGAATTTCTTGATTCAAGAAGTTTACCTGAATACTCTAATTCTCCGGTAGCCATACGCTGTGCAGTTTTAGCTGCTGCGTCCGCCATCATCATTTTAGTTTCTTGTTTCTTTTTGTAAATGTGAGATCCTGCGGAAACGGCTAATTTAATTGCCGAGAACCACATATTAATACCAAGTTGCTTTAACAGGTTTTTTATCAGCTCTCATACGTTTAGTACCCTTAACAGTAATCGTTTGAGATTCTGTTGGGTTTGTAGCTTCGATAACAACGCCGCCTGTTTGGTATCCGTCTTCGCCAACACCTAATTCTTTTGTAATTTTAGGTTCTTTAACAAATCCTGATCCTTTTTGCCAATTTTTATCCATAATTTTCTCCTTGTTTAATTATTATATCTATTTTTTTCCGAAATTTCTACCAAAATCGTGAATTTTGCTATCATCGGACATTTGTTGCTTCGCTAATGAGACACCTGCACGTAATCCAGCTAATTCTTCTTCTTGTTCTAAGTTTTCTTCGTGTTGTTGATCACTCATCATAGCTTTCATCTTGTCAAGATCAATTCTTTGTTGACCTTCTTCTTCTTTTCTTTGATTTTCTTGAGCTCTAAGATCCATTTCTCTACCTTTTAGTCTTAATAAAGGATCTCCACCGTATTCACCCATAATTTTTTCTTCTTCTTTAGCAAAGTCCATAGTCATCTCTGCAATAAGTATTGCTTTTCTAGCTTCAATCATCATTGTAATTTGTTGTACACGTTGTTGTGCTTGCATGACTTCTGGATTTTGTTGCATGTTCTGTGCCATAGCAGGGTTCTGTGTATTTAGTTGTTGCATTTGCATTTGAATCATTTTTATTTCTTGCATCTCTTTTACAAACTCTAATTGAACTTGTTCTTGTGACATTAAAGAAATGTGTTCTAAAATATTTTTCTGTAATGATGCCATAGATGCTGGATTATTTTGTACCATGTTTAATCTCATAAAGTTTAAGTGTGCATCAATATGTGCTTTATGATCTTGACCTGGAAAAGCTTGAAAAGGTTTTGCTGAGATAGATAAGATATGTTCTAGACTTGGATCTAAAGGAGCTGGTTTCATTGGTGGTGGTAAAATTGCATTTACATTCTTAACACCAATTGCATCATACATAGATCTATAAGCTTGGTATAAATTATGAATTTTAGGATTAGACTGAGCTAATTGTAATTGAGTTTGAGCCATTGATATTCTTTGAGTTTGAGAAAATATGTTTGGATCTGCTACTGGTAAAATATCTATCTTATCATCAAAATCTTGTACCTTAACTTCTCTAGATGCACCGGGTACATCGTAAGGATAAACTGGTGGTAAATAAGTTTTAAATACTTGAGCTAATAATTTAAACTCTTCTTTTAAACCTACATATAATCTTTTGTGTATAGCTGACATTACTCTCGATCCACGCTCCAATAATGCTACTGTCGTACCGACGGCAGCGGCTTGGTTCATGTCACCCACTTGTGAGTCTGCGATAGACGCGAAGCGTTGACCCGCTTGAACACATATACCCATCAATTGTAATAAAGTTTGATTAGGTCCTTTAAATGGTAATTGCATAAACTGATCTGAAATTGCTCCTGTTGGAGAATCAACATCTCTAAATTCACCGGGTTGTAATGGTTGTGCATCATCTCTAATTCTAACTCCTCTAGATTTAAATCCAGCAGGTAAGTTAGCTAAAGTTCCGGCATCTAATAATTGTCTTAAAGCTGCTGTAGCAGTTCTTGTTAAACCACCAATCATGTGAATTAAACCAAAACCATAAAAACCAGTTCCGGGTAAAAATTTAAATTGTACAAAATAGCTTTTCTTTTTCTTTAATGGATCTTCAGGACTATAATTTCTTCTAATAGATAAAATTTTTGAATTAACTTCAGCTACAGTTATAATATAAGGTAGTTTAATTCCAGTTGGTTCACCTTCTTCATCAAGATCTTCATAACCTTCTAAATCTAAATTAGTATGCATTTCATAAATTGTGTATTGATCTTCTTGACCATCTTTAGTAATTCCCTCTAGTTGTAATTTTTTATCTTCTAATTGATTTTCTGTAACTGGAGGTGTTCCTAATTCTATATCTCTATAAAATCCTGATACTTGTTGTTTGCGTAATTCATTTTCAGAAATTTTAACAACATGAATAATTGATTCTGCATCATCTAAAGAAGTTGCAGAGTAAGGTACTACTAAATCTTCAGCAGGTACAAATTTGGAAACGGCTCTACCTAAAAGATCGTCGTAATAGACTTTCTTAAATGTAGAACCGCTTAGGGGTAAATAGAAAAGCATTTGATCAAACTCAGGTTCGTACTCTTTCATTTGATCCATGATTTGATAATTCATGAAGTCTTTAACTCTAGTTGCTTGATCTTCTTTTAAGTTTGTTATGTCTCCTAAAATTTGTGTACGTACTGGACCATCTGCTGGTAATAATTCTTTGTAAGCTTGTGCTTGAAATTGTGTAACCGCTTCAGCAAGTACAGGGTGATTAACACCTGATGCACCTTTAAAGGGTTGTGTTCTTCTTTGATATTTAAAACCTAATAAATCTAAACCTTCTCTATAACAATCTTCCCAATCAGCTCTAGATTCTTTGTATTCATTATATGAATCTATAAGTTTAAGTCCTAAAGGATCTAAAACATTATCTTCTAAAAATTCTGCAAGGTTCTCAAAATGATCTTCACCACCTTCAGGAGTAACTGCACCTGGTTCAAAAGAAACTTCTGCACCACCTTCTTCAGTCATTTCAATCTCTACTGGGCCACTATCGGTTTGAACTTCTTCAATTTTTTCTTTTACTGCTTCTTCTATTTCAACTTCACCAGGAAGTGAAACAGTAGTTTTAGTATCCGATAAAGATTTATCTATTTCAGCCATGTAGTATTCTATCCTCTCTCTGTAATTGTTTCAACACCTTCTTCTATCTCTGTACTATCAGGTGTTTCTTTAACTGTCAAACTTTCAATATCTTCAACTCTTTCAGCTTGTTCATCTTTAGAGCCAGGATTTTCATCCATCCATTGTAATAGTTCTTCTTGTGTAGCCACTTCATCTTCAGGAGTTAATCCTACTTTAGGATCATATTTTACTATGTCCCCTGTAATATCATTATATTTTAAATTTAACATTATCCTCTACTTCCTCTACCACCTTCAGATCTTTCTTGATCACTGTCTGCATCACTCATACCTTCATATCCTGATGTACCATAATCCATACTTCCAGTTGGTGATTGACTTCTTATTCTATCTTCTTCTCTTCTTGCCATTTCTTCTTCAAGAGCAATAGCTTTATTAATATCTCTTTGTCTAGTTTCGGATTCAGCTAATTCTAATCCAGGTATTAAAGATTTATAATAATCTCCTCTATTACCTTTAGCAAACCTACCTTTATTTCTTACATAATCTGCATAGTTTCCAAAACCACTTCTTATATTAATTCCAAAAGGATCTTGGTTATTTCCTACACTATCTTGTTGAGATAATATAAATTGTTGGTCTGCTGGTGATAGAGTATCAAATTGATCTAATCCACCAAATAAATTTCCTATTCCAGAAGTTAGAAAACCTATCGGATTATTATTTTTTACAAGATTAAATAAATTCATTCCTGTTTTTCCAGCTTTAAGTATACCACTACTTGCTAAATCTTTTCCTTGATTGAAAAAATCTTTTCCTTTTTCTAATATGGAAGCTTGTTCTGGTTCATATACGTTCTGGTTTTGTGTCATTGATCTAAAAGATCGTGGTTGCTCTGGTCTATACCCATTGTATATATCTTTGTTAACATCTTGTTGTAACTGATCTGTAATGGAAAATTGGTTAGCGTTTAAACCAAA